ACTTCCTGCGGAAGATGTGCCAGCGGCTTGGTCGGTTGAGGAACCAATAGCAGTTTCGATTGAGCGTTTAAGCTGAATAAGAGACTTCGCCTTGGAGGCGTTATACAAACCGTTTTGACCATTAGGGGCTACATCTACCATCTCAGCTTGGCGCGAGACAGAAAATCTATCCTGGAGGGTTTGTATTCTATTTGACAGGCGAGCACGGGAATTAACCAAGTCGCTCATATCGCTAAGAGTATAATCGACTCCATCGATTTGACCGGAAATGCTAGGGTCTGCCAGGCTATCTACGAGCCATTCGTTAAGAGTCGCTTTCGGGGCGGCTGATTGTGGTAAAAAACTAAAAAGCGGAGTTTCTGTAGGCTCGACTGTTTTTAGTAGATTTTCTAGATTTTCTCTAGCGCCTTGCACGCTAGTTACGTTGTAAGATGTTGCTAATGCCATAGTAATGAGATTTTAAATGTTTTAAATTTTGTTAGATTTTTACAATTTTAGTCCGCTAGAAATGCGGCAAGATCGTTAGCCGAAAGATGGTTTGTGCGATTCAAGATTTTTGCTTTTTCTTTCTGTTTCCGAGTAGTCGAATTTTCGATTGGCGGTGATACATCACCTCCATCTGTTGGAGGTGGAGCCTTACGCTTTTTGACTACCTTCTTGGGAGCCTTTGCGGTTTGGTCGCTTTTTAATGCTTCGATTCCTCTGACTAGAGTGGCGGCGATAAAGTCACCGTTGGGAAGATTATCCAATACCTGAGCATACTGCCCTCGTAACTGGTTGTAGGTTTCCCTGCGACTTTCAGAAACATCATCGTCCACCGATGAGTCCATCCACGGGTGGGTATTGATCGTGTCTTTACTCCACTCGGATTTTTGTTGCAGGTACTGCCCTCGTTGAGGAATTTTTTCGGTAAGGTATTCGTCTGCTTGGGTCAGAATGTTGCGAATGTCTTCATCCGTGTATTCCTTTCCTTCAACTTCAATGTAATCCTTGCCAATGTGCTGAAGTGCAAATCGCTTGGCCGCCTGTGCCTCACCCCTCAACTTTTCCAAATCTTCAAACGATTGAATGTTTTCCAATTCGGGTTGCTTGGCTTGCTGACTTCCGCCTGATTGCTTTAAGTTGTCGATTTCTGCCTTGAGCGTTTCGACTAGCTCTTCGCTACTCTTTGCCCTGGCAGTAAGACGGGAAATCTGTTTCAGAGTTTTCTTCAAACCCTTCGACTGAGTTTCCTCTTCGACCTCTTCTTCAACCTCTTCCTCTTCGGTATCTTCTTCCGTTTCATCCTCTTCAGATTCTTCGGTTACAGACTGTGAAAGAACATCTTCTTGATCGGTCGATGCATCTACCTCTTCGGAACTTTCGGAACCTTCCGCTTCAGTCTCATCGACCTGTTGAGCCTCCTGATCCGTTTCAACCTGTTCGACAAAACTTGCCGCCAAATCTTCCACCGATAGTGGGCCTCGCGCTTGATTGTTTTCTGCTCCCGATTGTTCAGCCGGAGCCTCGCTTATAACTGTTTCTGCCATATCTCTGCGTTTGTTGTTGAGTTCGCACTCTCTTGCTTGTTTCTGCGGAGCAGATATGCTCCACCAGCGTCAATTATAGCAGGGGGTCGGAAAAAATACTCAGGTAACCTTAAAAATTTTCCAATTATCCTTAAATTGTTCGTGCTTGGCTTTGGAATCAGGGTTGTGAGGGTATACGCTTATCCTCTTTGCTCCGTCTAACTCCATGCATGGGATATTATAAAATGCATTTTGTTCTTCCACATATGCCACCAAAACATCGACCTTTGTGCAGTCGATTGACTCTTTCCCTGTCGATCCCATTGCAGTGGTCAGCATATAACGACCTAGTCCACCTCGGTTTCCGTCTTTCGACTTCCCCTCAGTCCCTTTAATTTGAACTTTAAAAATCTTGCCCGCCGTGTTCATGACCAGGCAGTCTTGTGGCAAATAATCGCCCAATGGCACAAAGACTTCCAGCCCATGCTGAAGTGCCTCCGAGAAAAACTTCTGTTCGTAGAGGCTACCCTTCCTCTTCATCATCGTCATCATCGAGCACCATGTCACACTCGAAATCGACAACATCCTCATCGAGCCACTCCTCGACATCTTCCATCGCGATCTTGGCGATCTCCGTATCCTCAATGTCAGATTCTTCGATCCAACGATTAATCAATGCCCTGTGGGCGTTTTTAAACTGCTGGTGGGGAGTCAGCTTCGGCATTTTCCAAACTTTCAATTATTCGAGTCAGTCCTGCAATCTCACCACTTAGTCGGGCGAGCTTTTGCGGATTGTCCACATGGGTATAGTCCTGAAAATCAACCAGGCACATATCCCGCTGTTCACGAATATATCCCTGAATGTATTTCCATTCAGACATTTCACCTAGGCCGGCTATTGCATCTACGAGATTCATTTTTTTCTTCTAACTGGTTTAACTCTTCGTCCCATACCGACCTTCGATTTCTCAGCCTTTTTCTTTTTCAATTGGCTTTTACTCATCTCCGATTTCAGCTTGGGCGTTTTACTTGAAACTCGTTTCGTTGGGCGGCAGTATTCATTCGACTTGCCCTGTCCGCATGGCTTGCCCGTTCGCGTATCTTGCCACTTCTCAGCACCCCATCTTTTCAATGATGTACCCTTGGCAGTCTTACGAACCTGTCCTTTCGACTTCCGGCATTTGGCGATTTGTTGCGATGCTCGGGCACTCGGAAATACTTTTACCCGAGCCTTGACCTTTTTATAGCAAGCGTCTTTTGGCATACTACCACTTTACCTTGTTTGCCCAGTAGGCCGCCGAAGTTTTTCCCTTGGCAATGTTCTTACCATGACGAGCCTTGAACGATGCCCGTTTTTTCTTCATTGCCTGACTCTCTCCCGACTTAGGTTTGCCGGCAGTCTTTGCACCCTGTTGGCCGAAACGAATCATCTTATCCTTACCGCCATCTTTAACTAAAACCACATGGGATTTAGTCGGATGGTTTGGGGTCCGCTTCGGTTTTGAATATCCGGCGAATGTTACACCTCGGTAGACCTTACTCACTTTTTCTTTTTAGGCATCTTCTTTTTAACAGGGATCATTTTCTTCCGACCCATTGCTTTTGCTTTATTAGAAGGCCGTCCAACCTTCGATCCGTAAGTTCTTTTTCCGTATGGCATAATATATTTCCTTTTAGTTAAGCGGCCACTGATGTACCTGGTACATTGCCAGGAGCAGTCCCGAGCTGGCCTATTAAAGCGTTTCTTTGCTGGGCTTGCTGTTGCTCGAGTTGACCAACATATGTTGCCATCCGCTTCGCAAAGTTTTCGTCCGTCTGCATTCGTTCCTGCACATCCGTTGCGGGCACTTCCTCCGTTCCCTGCATATACTGCTGTAATACCTGCATTCTAAGTTGTGCATTTGCTCCCTGCTGAGGGGCATTAACGACCTGTCCCGATGCGATTTTGGCAATATCCGCTGAAGTTTCCTTGATCTCTTTATCGCTGGCCTCTTCTGCCGGCATGATAAGCTGACCGGCTAAGTTTGGATCGATTGCCTCTAAAACTTTTCTTAAATAAACATCGTACCTTGCAGTTCCCTGACGATCATACTGAGACATTAATTTACCAACAGTATCCAGTTTCTGAATGACCTTCTCCTCATCCTGGTTCAACGAGTTCCAAGTAATATTAAAATCATACAACTCAGCAGTTTCGTCTAAAATTAACTGTGCTCCCTGCTCGTTGTTGGTCACCCGAAACCAAATCATTGGACCCGAATAAGTCCGATCCAAGCACCATACCCGTTTCAAAATCTCTTTCCATCCACTGAGCCAGCAGTTCACCAAATGCTGTTTTAAAACATTAGCCTCGACTGCATCTTCCGCACTGGTTGCCCGACCTGTTATGCGATTACATAATTGACGAATCTGCATCTCGACTTCCACCGATGCCGGTGAATACCTCGGGGTCTCCATCCATCCGACTTCATCCCTTCGGCGGACAGGAATCTGTGCTCCTGGTCCGATCCTTTCGGGACGGCGGCCTAAAGAGTAAGTAAAGGGGGGCATGGTGGTCATGCTTGCCGCATCTCTCCGGCTGTCCATCTCGGTCTTAACTGCAATCTGATAACTCTTCAGCAATTCAGGGTATCCGCGAGAGTCCAGTAAACGATGGTTTAAATGCTCTCTCGTGATACACACAAAAGGATATCTTCCCTCATCATAGCCAACCGGTTCATGGAATCCTGCCTCGTCCATTTCGCGGGTCCAACAGGTCTTGGTGACGATTGGGCAATCATCCTCGTCCAGTTCCTTCCGATAAGTCGTAACCACCCGAATCAAGCCTTCATAGCTTTGATTGTCGTAGTCGTAATTCATCATCGAATCGGAGTAAGATTCCTCCTCAAAGTAATCCTTGGACCTCTCAATCGCTTCATCGATCCATTTGGCGTCCCATCCCTCATTCACCTTCTGCTTCAACGCTTCAGGCGAATAGTAATGAATGCAGTGAATGCTCCTGGCGGATTCCAAATCAATAGTATTGGAATCGACAATTAACTCCCTGCCCAATTCATAAGCCTTAACTGCCGGACGGTTAACCACTATCTTTTCAGTGGGAATTTCACTCTCTCCTGTCTTCCGTAACTCATTAAGCATCTTCTTAACCCGCCGTTTCTTTAGCTTCGGAAATAAGGGATAAAACATCTCCTCGACTCCCTCCTTCATTTCAGGATCTTGAATTGCCATTGCCAGCTCGGGAGATTGCTGGGCAATCTGCTCGAGGCTGATCGGTTCAAACTTTCTAGTCTTTTCCTGTTTCCAGTAAGTGCCAAAAAAAGTAAGTCCGTTCTGCAATAAATAATTAGCACCGATGGCTGATTCTCTCATCAACTCATCCATCGTGCCCATTCGCCACTTTAAAAATTCACTTACCAGCTTGGCCGAGCCAATGTCACCCGATTCAACGGGGGCGGCTACCAGGTTGGCCTGTGACAGGGCTTGCGTTAAGGTGGCCACATCTCCATCGATTAGAGGTGATATAACATTGGGATCAAGATCACTGGCACCGTCAAAAGGAAAAGCTTCCGGTCCACTCTTCTTTCCATCTCCCGTCTTGCCAGCCCACTCATTAAAGCGAATTTCCCGAGCGTCTTCGGCTTTGTCCATCCATGTGGACAGGTTTGTCTTTGCCCGCTCGAACTCATGCTTTAGTTCGTCCACATCGGGCTTGTCTTCAAAAATCTGTACTTCGTTCTCCATAATTATTTTGCTCCAATTCTAACATATGTTTTTTAAAATTACTCAGGGCCGTTTTCTCTATCCTCCGCATGGTTTCAAAACCGATTCCCGCAAAATCCGCCATCTCCTGAATCGTAAAAATTCGATAATCCCTATTCTCCTCAAATGCCGATAAACCTTCCTCCACCACCATCTCCCGAAGCATCAGATCAATCCGCTTATCTTGCTGTTCAGGCGATTCGATACAAATCATTGCTCCCTTCGACCTTTTTAACGAACACTACCGATTTGAGCGGATGATTATTTTCGGGTCTTTTAACGCATTTAAAAACTCCTTCCCGATCATCAAAGTGGATTAGCATAAGTCGCTTATTAGGAACCATCTTTATTACCCTAGCCTCCTCAATTTGCTTCTCAGATACTTTGGGTAAACTCACTTTGCCATCCGAATCCTCCTTCCATATACCTATGCACGTCGAACGGGGGATTCCTAACTCCTTACTTATTTTTGGCCAACTCGTTCCCGCCTTTCGCATAAGAACCACTTGGTCCCTCTGCACCTTACTCCACTTTCTTACTATTCCCATAAATCAATAACTCCCTCCGCCTGTTGGCATTAATTCGTCCTCATCGATGTACTCAAAATTACCAATTGCGAAATACCTGGCATTATCCACGAAATCCTTGCTCGGACATTTTAATCCCGCACTTGGCTGGTAAGCTTGCATACAACTAATCAGATTCTGACATTCATCCGAAAACATCAGTCTCGGCTTATTATCGAAATCCATATCCCTGTCCCGATCCCATGCGAGCAGGTTATTTATTGCCTGTAATCCTGTCTCAATGTCCAAGGCTTCGGCGGGGTGTACGATGATATCTTCATCCGCCAAATCATCTATTATGTTCGAACTCCCCTCCGACTTTTGATAACTCGCCGCTCCCAACCTCGGGTCGATGATCCGTACAACCTCATTATCCCCACATATCTTTTCCATCCTTCGGATCTCATCAGCATAATCCGCCAAGCCGTATCCGTTCGGCTGTGCGGCCTCACCGGCACTCAGCTTGTCCTTTGTCAGGTCAATCCATCCCCCCCAAGTATCAAAGTCAGGGAACTCCTTGACCGCCCAGGCTACCCCATGTGGATCGATTGCAAAGAGGACCATTGTCCAAGGCTTTGCTCCCGCCGGATCAATCGATAATACCCAATTCGCATCCGTAAAATCAGGGAGTTTTTCCGATTGGACATAGTTGCGGTCTGTCAAATTTTTGAACACAGCCCTAGACTGCCTCACAGGGACTCCATAGGCCCGACAAAGGATAGTTTCCCGCTTCTCCCCCTCCAATTGGTTCTTCATTGCCGCCCAACCGCCAAAGGGATTCGCCGCCGTATGAAAATACACCACTGAAGACGCTTTGCGGATGGGCTGTTGGACGAGGGGAACCTCTTCGCCGTCCAATAGGTCCGCTTTCGTTGACTGGATGGTGCGAGCACCGGTGAGCATCGATTTGACTACGCTGTTCCATCCGTCAACGGCCGTGAAGGAAATTAAACCACTTGCCGGTCGAACGACTCCATCATGTGGACTCTCATGGGATCTTGTTACACAT